TCAATTGTTCAATTTTAATTCCTGCCAAAAGCGTTATGGAATTAATAAAATTCCCGGTAATAGATTATTATATTTCTACTGGGTGGATATTCTTTGCAACAAAAGAAGATATCTTATTTTGTTCCAGATTAGTTACGGGCAAATATTATGATTGCTCTGAATTTTTTAGTTTTGAAGGAGGAATAGAAATTGATTTGCCAAAAGAAATTTCTAAAATGGTTGAAATTTCCTCTATTCTTACGGAAGGAGAATATGATACCGATAAATTCGTAGATTTTGAAATTAGCAATGGTAAGATTAAATGTAAAGGGGAAAATTCAGCCGGATGGATTGAAAATGAAATAGAAACAGTTTCTAAATCCACAATAAAGTTTTCTATTAATCCTTTATTCCTAATTAAAATATTGGAATATAGTTCTAAGATGATTTATAAAGACAACAGGGTCTTATTTAGTTTTGATAATTTTCAACATTTGATGACATTGAAAGCAAATTAATGAAAGTTTATTTAGCTGGTAATATTTCCCCGGAGAGAGAGAGTATTAATTGAACACTCAACCAATAGATTATTTACTTTCTATTATCATGGGAAAAATAAAGAATTCAACAAAGAATTTACTTATCGTTTGGATCAAATAAAAAGGATAAAAAATGTTCTGCCACTTACATAATCATACTGAATATAGTCTATTAGATGGATTCGGGACTGCAAAACAATATATTGCAAGAGCTAAAGAATTAGGGCAAAAATATATTGCTATTACAGATCATGGCTCAATCGATGGAATTCTTAAATTCCAAAAAGAAGCCATTAAACAAGAAATTACATCAATACTAGGTTGTGAAGCTTATATTGTTAAAGATGCAAAGATTAAACAAAAAGGTGACAATAGAGGCCATATAACCTTATTAATTAAGAATGAAAAAGGTTTTCAAAATCTTTGCAAAATGCTTACATATGCCAATTTAGAAGGTTTTTATTATCGCCCTCGCATAGACTATGATCTTCTTTGCAATAATCTTGAAGGATTGATTATATTAACTGGCTGTGCTGAATCATTTATTGCTAAAGATAGTGGAGCAGAACTTCTTTGTGATTTAAATCAAATGACAAAAGATTTATATATGGAAGTTATGCCGCATTGCTTAGAAAAACAAAAAGAAATAAATAAACTTTGTGTTTATTATGCTGACCAATGGGATATTCCATTAGTTGGTACAAATGATTGCCATTATGTAAATGAAGATGATGCAAAAACGCAAGAAGTCCTATTAGCAATGCAAACTAAAGCAAAATGGAACGATAAAGATAGATTTAGATTCCCCATTACTGGATTGCATTTGCGTTCTAAACAAGAAATGAATGATGCTTTTATCAGACAAGATGTTTTATCAAGAAAAGAAATTGACGAAGCAATTGATATAACTATTGAAATTGCTGAAAAATGCAAAGATTTTGCTATTAAAAAACAAAGCATCTATTTACCTAATGTACCTGGGTTAGAAAAAGAAGATCCGGATAAATTTATTTATGATTATGCATTGAAAAGGCTAAAAGAATTAGGATTAGAAAACGACACAAAATATCTAAATAGATTAGAAGAAGAATCCAAAACTATTGCAAGCAAAAAATTTGCGCCATACTTTATGATTATCAAAGATTTAGCAAGATGGTGTAGAAAAAATGATATTATGATTGGTCCTGGTCGCGGAAGTGCTGCCGGAAGTTTAATGGCTTATTTATTAAAAATTACCACAATTGATCCAATTAAATTTGGATTGTTATTTTCTCGTTTTATAGCAGAAGATCGCAACGATCTTCCAGACGTAGATATGGACTTCCCGGATTATAAAAGAAATCTTATAAGAGATCATCTTGAAGAATTATATGGGAAAAATAATATTGCAAGCATTTCTACCTTTCAAACAATGAAAGGTAGGGCTGTTATTAGAGATGTTGCAAGAGTATTTGACGTCCCAATTCAAGAAGTTGATAAATTTGCAAAATCAATCACTTATGAAGAAGAAAATGGAGAAAATATTATTGAAAAAGCAATTAAAGAAACGCCAGAAGGAAGAGAATTCAATAATAAATACCCCGAAATTATTAAACATGCAATTAAATTAGAAGGATTGAATAAATCTAGCGGACAACATGCTGCTGGAATTATAATATCAGCGGATGATTTAACTCAAGGAACTAAAGGGAATTTAGTTTCAAGATCAAATCTCATTGTATCTAATTGGGATATGGAAGATTCTGAATATATGGGGTTAATGAAATTAGATGTTCTTGGATTGAATACATTATCTATCTTAAATGAAGCCAAAAATTTAATTAAACAAAATAAAAATCAAGAAATTATATTTGAAAAAATTCCTATTGATGATCAAGAAATTTACAAGGATATTGCAAATGGGTATACTATAGGAATATTTCAAATGAATACTTGGTCAGTAACTAAATTAGCTAAAGAAATAAAAGCAGATAATTTTACTCAATTAAGCGATATTATTGCTTTAGTAAGACCGGGGCCTGCTAATTCCGGGCAAACGGATATATACATTAAAAGAAAAAATGGTAGTGCTTGGATACCAAAGCATCCTCTTTACGAAAAGATAACAGAAAAGACTTTTGGAGTTATTATTTACCAAGAACAAGTAATGGAGGTTATTAATAAAGTCGCTGGATTATCTTATTCAACCGCCGACAAAATAAGAAAAATTATTAGTAAAAAAGGTACAACTAAAGATTTTATTCAATATAAAAATTCTTTTATGGAAGGATGTATTAAGCAAAAAATTCTTTCAAATAAAGAAGCAGAATCTTTTTGGCAAGAATTACAAAGTCATGCAAGATATTCGTTTAATTTTAGTCATTCTATCTCTTATGCCATGCTCGGTTATTGGACGGCCTGGGTAAAACACTATTTTCCAACAGAATTTATCTGTGCAAGTTTAACTCATGGTTCAACAGACAAAAAAGAAGAAATGATTGATGAAGCTTATCGATTAGGATTGCAAGTAGTTTTACCTCAAGTTGGCATTTCGGACGCTTACAAGTGGATTGCAAAAGAAAACAAGCTATATTGCCCGTTTATTGAGATTAAAGGTATTGGAGAGAAAACAGCTTTAAATTGCGTTGATTTTAAAAGAACAGAAATTCAAGAAAAAAAGAAAAAGAATGCTACTGGATTAATTCAACCATTTTTTACAACAGGAGAAGAAAAGAAAAAAAGAGCAGAAAAAGCAAAACAAAAAAGTAAATTAGAACAAATGTTGGAATCTATTGGAGCATTTGGAAATGAACCGTCAGAAGATATTTCAAAATATTTT